TCAGACTGAACAGCCCAAACCCGAACCAACCATCGACGAACAAATCGAGGCGGCTCGTGCCGAGTTGGATAGGCTCGAAAAGATTAAGGAACGGGAGGTGGCGATTCCATTAAATTGGTTTGATAATGATAATGCTCGACCCGTATTTAAGGGAGTTGGATTAGCCCCAAGCGGACTTGAAACCCGCTGCCTTATGTTCAACAGAGACGAACTTGAACTACGTACCCAACAGCATACTAAGGAAGACATCACGTACACCGTCCTAACCTTCCACCGCAAATGACTGACCGAATTAAATTCACCCACCAGAACGGCACTACCGCATCCGAATTGATTCGGGTCGCATCGGAAAAATTCAAACTATCCGAATCGGAGATAATGAGCCGCAGCCGTACACGACCCATCCCGCAGATCAAGCAGGTTATCATGTGGTACCTCGTCAATCAAGAACGCATGAGCCTGAACGCTGCCGGTCAGTCGATGGGATTCGCCTCGCATTGCAACGCCATCCATGCGGTACGGCTTGTGGAAAACCGAGCGCACGACCCGCTGATTCGGCACGTGTTCAAAAGTATCATGCCGGAGGGAACGGAATAGTTACTATATTGCAGCGTGAACGGTAGCAGACGTTTACGACATGAACGCATTAATTAAAACCCATTGGGGGATAGGCTGCTACCTTGAACCCAATGGGATTTTTTATACCCGAATATGGAAGAACAACGCAGCCGAATTGGATGGTACGTGTCCTACTCAAAGACCCTCCGTAAAATCCAAGACCCTACCCAACAACTCAGAATGATGTGGGCAATAGTTGACTATGGTATCTACGACATCGAGCCGGATTTCACCGACGACGTGTTGCTTGACGTTCTGTTTGAATCGGTGAGGGCAAACATCGACAGCAGCAAAAAATCGGTGGATGATGGCAAAAAGGGAGGGCGAGGACAAAAAGACACCGACCCTTTAAAGGGGGGTTTAAAGGGGGGTTTAAAGGGTTCCGAAAAGGGTTTAAAGCAAGAAGAAGAAAAAGAAAAAGAAAAAATAAAAGAACAAGAAGAAAAAGAAGATAAGAAGAATCTCCCCCCTACCCCCCAGTCGGGAGGGAATTCTTCCAACCAACCCGAGCCCACCCCACCCAAACCCGTCAACGCCCTATACAAATCCGTTGCCGGTAAGTTCTTCGACCTCTACATCAAACGAGGCAACAAGGACGTGATGACATTCCGAGGCGTGAAAGCCCTTGAAACCCTCATCGACGAGATGGGATGCACCCCACGTGACATTGACCGTGCCGTAGCGTTTGCCAAAGGAGGCGAACTGGGCGGATTCCAAGACCCGAAGTACAACCGCACTTGGCAACCCCACCCCGTTTGGAACAAGTCCGTGACGAGCCTCGAAGACCTGACCCTCACCGACCCGAACGGCAACCTACGCATCAACAAGATACTGGCTGACATGGACGCCGAAGCAACCGCAACGTTCAACCCAGTGCAGATGGGCGGGAGTTATATGTGAGTATGAAACACGGTAGTTTATTTAGTGGCATTGTATGTTTATAAAATAACATTGACATATGTCAACTATATATTATATTTGCTTCATGGCACAAACAAGAAACAAAAAGTACGATGATGCTTATGAACTTTATTTACAAGGCTATTCATTAGAGCAAGTTGGTAAAGTTTTAGGGGTAAGCCGACAATCGGTTTATGAAGCATTTAAAAAAAGAGGTTTTATTTTACGTGGTGTAAATTTTCAACCGTTTCAATTTTACGACAATAAAAAATTTACACTTAGACAACATGGATATTATGAGTTGACGACAGGCGATAGAATGTTAATGCATCGTTATGTATGGGAAAATGAAAAAGGAAAAATACCACCGGGATGGGATATACATCACATTAACGAAAACAAGGCAGATAACAGGATTGAAAATTTAGAATGTTTGCCAAAGTCAGAGCATACAAGGAAATACTCACCGCATAATAATCAATACACAAGAGGGAGGAAACGTGCTGCACATTAGTACATTCAGTGGGATTGGCGGATTTGAGTTAGCCGCAGAATGGATGGGATGGAAAAATATAGCTTCATGCGAAATAAATCCATTTGGCAACAAAATACTGAATTATTATTGGCCGGATGCTTACCATCATGACGACATTCATACATTCACTTACGAGAAGTTAAATGAAGAACTTACAAAAAGATTTGGAACCCGCTGGAGAACAGATGACATTGTTCTCACAGGCGGGTTCCCGTAACTATGCCAACCATACAGCCAAGCCGGAAAAAGACTTGGAAAGGAAGACGAGCGACACCTCTGGCCGGAAATGCTTAGAGCAATTCGAGAGATTCAACCGAGTTGGGTTGTGGGCGAAAACGTTCTCGGCCTTGTTAATTGGAACGGGGGATTGGTATTCGACGAGGTGCAAACTGACTTGGAAGCTGCGGGGTACGAAGTACAACCGTATGTACTTCCAGCTTGTGCCGTCAACGCTCCCCACCGACGGGACCGGGTTTGGTTTGTTGCCTACTCCGAGAGCAATAGAAATAATAGAACATCCAATGAAACAAGCGGAAAGGCTAAAGGACAGGACGGGCAACAAACTAAACAATTTGAGCAGCGCAGCAAAATTTGGAATGCTGCCGACACCCACGGCAACCGACGTACATCATGCGGAGAGAGTTCAAGCACTCAAAGAAACGGGAGCGCAAACAATGGCAAGTCGAAAAAATGGCCCAAACAGACCGAACGGATTGATGGATTACTTGGACTTCAATCAGATGCTGCCGACACCTCGCAGCCGTGCAGCGGGGGGCAATTGCAGCAACGACAGAGGCAAGGGGAATTTGGAGGACAGAATAGCGCAACTATTATCGACACCAATGAGCAACGATTGGAAGGGTCGACAAGCAACGGAAACATGGAAGGGCACGAGCGATCTCTGTTCAGTTATTTCAAAGATAGAAGCGACTGGCAAAACTTCCCAACTCAATCCCCAGTTTGTAATGGAGATGATGGGCTTTCCTCCCGATTGGACACTATTACCTTTTCTAAATGGCGAAACGAATCAATCAAAGCCGGAGGAAATGCAGTAGTGCCGCAGGTGGTCTATCAAATTTTTAAAGCCATCGAACAATTTGAATTAATGTAGTACCTTACCGCCCCCAATAATCCACAATGCAATCTAAAAAGTACATAATACCCAATGACGTCCTGCCCGACTTACACGTCGAATACAACTCAGGCAGTCCATACGGGTATCAAACAGGCTTCGACCTGCTATTCAACAAACTCACCCTCCGCTCCGGGTTTTATTCCACGTGGTACGGTTGGCCGCAGCACGGGAAGACCACCCTCGTCATAGCGTTCTGCACCTACATCGCAAAGCTGCACAAGAAGCGGTTTCTCATCTACTGCCCCGAAGAGGGTGATGCCGTTGACATCGTGAAGTTAATCCTATCCACATGGACGGGTAAGGATTTTTACAACCGGAACGGAGGAACCAACCGCCTCACCCCGTCCGAGATTGACCGGGCAGTTCTCGAGTTCAGCCAATACTTCTACATCGTTCCGACATACATCAAAGGATTCGAGGCGGCATTAAAATACCTGAACGACGTGGAGGCAGAGATAGGTCAACCGATTTGGTCGATGGTGATTGACCCAATCAACACGCTCATCACTACCCATGCCGGTGTTGCCGGTGAATACGAGGAGGGGTACAGCCTCATCGAACACGACTGCCGCAAGAACAAACGACACCACATACTCGTTACGCACCCAGTTGACGACCCGCATAAATCGTCCGAGCAGGTTCAGGGGGCTATCAAGTTCTTGCCCCCTCCGTCCGCCAACAACCTGATGGGAGGAAAGACGCACTTTAGGCGTGGTCAACTCATGGTCGGGGTGTGGCGACCTAAGGCGGGGCTAACCAACAGCGCATCGAGCACGGGCGAAACGTATAAGGGCAACGAGGTCATGGTTCTTGTTCAGAAAGCAAAGCCACGTGGCTCGTCGGTGGTTGGTGACTACCTGCTCCGATACGACGAGTACCGATGGAACTACTACGAGCTCGACCCGCATGGAAACAAAAAGTTCCCAGTTCCAATCGACGTGCCACCGCCATCGGTTCAAATCGAATTGCCCGACCTACCTGCCAAGCTACCGCCATCCAAAAAATTCGATACCTTTACGGGTAACGGATTATTTGGGGGGCATCCGGACGAAGAAGTACCGTTTTAAAACAATAAACCAATGGAACGATTAACAGCCCCGACAGGCCATTATCTCAAAGCAATGAATACAACACCACCTAAAACGGAAGATGAGCGAATGTCGAGCCTCCTACGCAGCGCAAGGGCATACGAGGCGGAAATGGAAGCGATGCGAAACAGTCACGCCACACTCAACCCCATTCCCTCCGACCTCGCTATGCGCTCCCGTATGGCAACAATCCAAGCCGCCCAAGACATCATGCACCGGTACGCTGAACGCATCATCGCTCAACTCGATAAGCTGCCGCCCGAAAAGCAAGACGGTTACCGAACGGACGCTACCCAACTTATCTATGCCGCTCAGGTTATCTCCGACCTGCACCTACAACACTCCGGGCAAATCGACATCATGCAGGAACTCATGACACGATACAGTCAGATGCGTAACAGCATCGAACGGTATCGGGGCGAACGACAACGGCTCATCGACGAGGTGAATAATTTACGGGAACATATTAACAACCTCATGCAGAACGAACAATAATTTTGCGTATCTTAGCCTCGGATTATTGGTTTAGCCGATGCACCTTCGTCACTCGTGGCAGGTGCATCGGTTTTTTATTATCTTTGTGAAAACAACAAAACAACAAAATGCCGGGCGTAAAAGGTAAAACGAACAACCCAAACGGGCGACCTAAAGGTGTTCCGAATATTATCAGCCGAAAAATTCGGGAGGATATTGCCGACTTCGTTGCAGAAACATTTCCCGAAGTTATCGAGATATGGCGGCAGATAGATGACCCTGCCGAAAAACTCAGGGCATGGACAAACATTGCCGAGTTCGCAGTACCCCGAATGGCAAGACAAGAAATCGCCCTATCCGACGACGACGACAGCACAACCGGAATCAAGGTCGAGATAGTCCGCAATGCAAAGAACGATTAAGGCGACACCGGTATTTGAACAGATACTCGACGCATCAACCCGCTACGTCGTCAACGAAGGCGGTACACGTTCGAGTAAAACCTATTCGTTCCTTCAATGGCTTATTGCCGTTTACTGCATGGAGAACTACGGCAAACGAATCGACATATTCCGAAAACACTCCGCCACTCACGTCGGGGCGGCACTCGACCAATTCATCGAAATAGCAGACGGACTCAACCTATACGACCCGAGGCAGCACAACAAGACCTTAAACCACATCGTTCTGAATGGCAACCTCATCCGTTTTAGCGGGATGGACATGAGTCAAAAGAAACGAGGCGTTGAACGTGAGATAGCCTTCATCAACGAGGCGAACGAGTTTACGCTCGAAGACTTTAGGCAAATCAAAATCAGAACAACCGAGCGCATCTTCATCGACTTTAACCCATCCGAGAAATTCTGGGTACACAAGGGCGAACTTAACCAAAACGAGACGACGTGGATTAAATCGACCTACCTCGATAACCCGTTCTTGCCTCAGGAACTCATCGACGAAATCGAGCGCATGAAGTACATCGACCCGGACTTCTGGCGGGTGTATGGACTGGGAGAACTCGGCATCCCTAAGGAGGCGGTCTATCCGTATTGGAACGTCACGCCCACCACACGGGGCGAACGTATCGGGGTAGGCATGGACTTCGGATTCACAAACGACCCCACCGCCATCATCGAACTTTGGAAAGATGGCGACGACATCATCCTGCACGAGGTCGCATACCAGACCGGACTAACTAACCCGGACATAACGAACGTAATCAAATCCATCTACACCACACCACCCACCATCGTGGCTGATAGCGCAGAGCCGAAAAGCATCATGGAACTCAGGCGGATGGGATTGAAGATAATCGAAGCGAAAAAACCGAACGGCTCTGTTCAGTTCGGCATCGACCTACTTAGACGCTACCGGATACACGTCACGCAGGGCAGCAAGAACATTATCAGGGAACTTGAATCCTACAAGTACAAGACGGATAAATTCGGTGAGATAACAAACGAACCACTCGATGCCAACAACCACGCACTGGACGCAGCCCGATACGTGGCGTATCACTTCCTGTCAAATCCGGGCGGTGGCAAATATGTGATAGGTGGATTTGGAGGGAATCGATAATTTTCTATATTTGCCTATCTCATAGTTTAGTTAGTTACTTAGGTCAAGCAAGTTTAATCGCAAACAATCGCCCCTGAAACGTCGGGGGCTATTTGTTTAAAAAAAGTTCGATTCTTTTCCCTAAATTCGCAACGAACCAACTCATATAGTTGTGATTACTTACAACAACATCATAGCGACATTTGAGTCGTTTGCAAACAACCACCTTCAAATCAGGCGGTTCAGCCACGGACTACTCACCGTTGCCGACCTCGACAAGGATGGCGAGTATCCCGTTCTGCACGTCGTACCCGGAACGATGAACGCTGACAACCTGTATCAGTACAGCGTCGATGTGTACGTGTTCGACAAGCCACGAGATAAGGATGAATTTGATAAATCGGACTACCAACGTGAGGTAATAAGCGACTGCACCCAAATACTGAACGACGTACTTGCCGACATCCTGAACGGGGGCAACGTGTTTTTGTTCGACGAGATTTGGAGCGTTGAGATGCCGACTGGTATCACTCCATTCATCGAGCAGCAGCAGCATACGGTGACAGGCGTACAGGCTACCCTGACCATCACGGTAGCGTGGGGGATAGATGCGTGTGAGTTACCACTAACTCCAGTCACCCCACCTGCTCCGGTAGTGTGCGAATCGGCAACCATCGAAATAAATGGTGTCGAACTTACCACCGTTGCATCGGGTGGACTACTCGACATCACGGTTGAATATCAGAACGGCACACCCGTCGGCACACTATCAGGAGGGGATACGGTGACGATACCAAACCCTCCGACATTTACAGACGCAATCTTTGAACTGAACAACACTCAGGTAGGTACTGCCGGGTCAGGCGTGACCTTAGACGTGCCGGTTGAATACGAAAACGGTTCGCCCGTTGGTAGTTTAATTTCGGGCGTGTGGACTATTCCTGACCCGATAACTTGTGCAGACGCAACCGTTGAGAACTCAGACCAATCCTACACGGACACGGTAGCGTCGGGCGATACCCTCGTGCTGCCCGATACCGAATATAATTTCTACCTTGACGGGGTGCTTGTCGATACGCAGACAATCCCATCAATAAAAACCGAAACATTTAACATCGTATGGCAATAACAGTCAACATAGAAACGCCCCCACGCATCTCGGAATCGTTCACGCAGACCGGACACGGGTTCGTTGTGGGTGATGTGATACGGGTAACGAACACAAACTTATTTGCCAAAGCCCAAGCAAGTGGACTGGCTAACTCACGGGCTATCGGAATAGTAACAGCCGTTGCCGATGTGGATAACTTTACCGTGACGATGCAAGGGTATATCAATGTGGGCGTACCAGTTGCAGCGGCAGGTACGGTGTGCTATCTTAGCCCGACAACTGCCGGAGAATTGACAAGTACAGCACCAACGCATCACGAAGTACCGGTGTTGATAATTCTCGAATCGGGTGCAAAAGCGTTTTTAATGCTCGGCATAGACGTACTGCGAATGAAGCAGCAATTACCTTCTGCCGTATTTAGCACCATCGCAGCAGGATTGACACGTTACGGATTCCTATTCGGTTATTCCGGTACGCTCCAAGCAACCGAGAATCAACGCCAATCAATCAGTTTTGCAGGGCGTTACAAGGATTGGTATTTGCGTACTTTATCAACGCAATCAGCAACGGGCGCACTTGTATTGACCGTTCGTAAAAATGGAGTTAACGACACCATGTCAATAACTATTCCCGCCGGAGGCGCAGCGGGTGAATATTCAGACACGACAAATCAAGTTGCCGCAACACGTGGCGACCTGATGAGTGTTGGATGGGTACACGCAGCATCCACCACGTCCACAACCGTAACAATGTTTAACCTAATATTCCAAGAGTAATGATAACAATTCAATGCGGCACGATGACACTCCACCTGAACGGGGCGGAGTTGACACCTGAGGAACGGGTCTTTATAATTCAGAACCTAAGTCAATCGACCATCATCGACGACAATGGTGAGCGTCCGTACACGAGCGACGAAATTCAGGACGTGATAGACCACGAGGAAAAGATGCGCCACATCCACGCCCAAATAATCGCACTCGACGAACTCGAACTTATCAGCGACATGGTTCAAGCCAATCCGAACGGGTGGTTTGTGGATTACTGCAACTCACGAGGTATCGAACTATGACCAAAGACCTGAAACAAATCCTTGCTGAGTGGGCGCAGAACGTTGTCATACCACGTGCGCAGCGCAACATCGGGGCGACCCAATCCGTTCGTGAAACCAACGCATCGGGAACACGCACGAGGCAGCGCAGACGTGTCGCATCGGGAACGCTCAAAGAATCGCTTACCTTTTTCATCAAGAAAGGAGCGGGTCAAACGAAGCTAACCTTCACGGCAAAGGGCAAGGCAAAGCAGTACGCAGACGTAATCGAGCAGGGCAGACGACCTAACCGGACACCGCCACCAACCGAAGAGATATATCAGTGGATGAAGCAGAAAAACATCCGGTTACAAAAGCAAGGCGGCAAGGGATTCGATAAACAGACCGACGAGAAACTACGCTCCGTTGCCTACCTTATCTCACGCAAGATAGGCAAGTACGGCATCACCGGAATCCACTACATGAAGGAAGCCGTCGATGACAGCCTTCCTGAATTACGTCGTGACCTTCAACAATACGTATCAAACAAATTAGACGATGGCAATTAGTGTAGCGCAGAACCCCATCAGCGCAGAAGGCAACGGTGGGCGTGGTTACTTCGGTTCGGGCGACTGCGTGTTCAGGGTGACATCATCCAACATCGCACAGCCTAACTTCAAATTCTTCGTTCAGGTGTATGACGTGGCGACCCTCGTTGCTCAGTTCGTCATAGCACCCAACCCGCAAAGTATGCTTATGTTCAACCTGTACGAGGTGGCACGGGCATACATCAAACCCGACACGCAGATATACAGCGAGGACTATTCCATCCACTACACCACCAAACTACCTGCCGTAACTGCCGAACCGTTCAGCAGAAACACCACCGGACTGAAACGACTTGAGGTAAGGTTTGGCGAAAAGTACGACGTTGCCGGTGTACCTACCGAGTTCCCCGGAGCAGGTACGCTCGGAGCCGATGCATGGCAAGTCTTTTTCTTGCCTTGGTTTCTGCAAGACGCTGACGGTGCATACCCATCAGGACTGACCCGTTGGGTTGTCGGCTCAACACTTGCCCTGACTAATCAGTTTATGTCCGATATTATTCCGGGCGTGTATAGTCATCCCGAATCAAACGCATGGGGCATCGAGGGTAAGCCGCAGATACCGGTACGATTAAGCGACTACGGTGTCATCGCATTCCCCCACGACGTCACCACTATCGACGATAATAACGATTCGGGTGAGGTGGAGTTTACGATTTGGAACGGCACGACACTAATCGGTACGCAAGACATCGTTGTTAACGCAGCCAACGGAGCAGCGGCAGGTACAAGCACCAACGAACAGGACAAGCTAATATATTACGGTGCATACCCCGCAAACTTAAGCAACACGACATCGACCATCAACCCGTTTTATTGGCCGGACAACACATTCAACCCGACATGGACGCACTACTCCATCCGAATCAAATCGGCAACGTTGGCAGGTATCAGTCTGCCGGTGTACTTTGTTCGTGTCGAATCAACCGAGTGCAGGTACGACAACATTCGACTTGCTTGGGCAAATCAGAAAGGCGGGTGGGATTACTGGAACTTTGACAAAAAGAACGAGATTGACTGGAAGACAGACGGCAAGACGTTCAGGAAGATTAACGGCACGTATCAGAACGCCACATTCAAAAAACTTAATTTTGAACGTGGTGAAACTATCTTTGCGCAAGACGTGGAAAAGATGTACACCTTAACATCGGACTGGCTTAGTGAGGAGGCGTTCACGTTCTTACGTGGCATATTCCTATCAAAAGAAGTTCACATAGTTAATACTGCTAACCTCACGCACATACCCGTAACGGTCATGGACAAGGAGTACAAGCAACGCACCATACGCCACGCCATACAGTACAACCTGACGTTTAAAGTGAAGCTATCCCAAACATACAACGCATGACCATATTAAGGATATACGACGATGCAGGGGCGCAGCACTATCTTGACCTGTACGATGCTGAACCGGTAAAACTGAACTACAACTTTGCCGACATTCAGGACATCGCAAAGGTCGTTTCTAATTTCAGCCGAACGTTCAGAGTACCTGCCACCGAAACCAACATCGGACTGTTCGGGGATTGGTTCAACGTGAACTTGGAAGGCTCGTTCAACCCAAAACAAAAATACGCAGCCGACCTGACTTGGGCTACCTTACCCCAAATGAGCGGACACATAAAGCTGCAATCTTGCTATATCGCTAACGGCAAGTTCGTGGATTTCGAGTTGGTGTTCTTCGGTGAAACCGCAACCGTCGCCCGTGAGATTGGCGACATGAAGCTGTGGGATTTAGACCTGTCTGAACTGAACCACGACAACACGTATCAGAATGTAATTGATTCGATTAACTCCGACATCACGGGGCTACCTGCCGGAGCGGTACGGTACGCACTAATTGACAAGGGGCAGAACTTTTCCGAGATAGGCGGTGCAGGAACACGCCCGTTATCATCCGACGACGAACCGCTGTATGCCGGTGACTTTACCCCGATGGTGCAAGTCAAATATCTACTAACCAAAATCATCAACAATGCAGGGTTTACATTTGAATCAGACTTCATCGACGGGGACATCGACAATGTTTACGTACTGTTCTACAATGGACTGTCCGGGCCTACATTGGACGTACTGCCACAAGCCAACAACTTTAACGTCGGAGTAACATCTGACCAAACATTAACTTTAGTCAACACATATGAGGTACTTGCAATCGGGGGACAATCGGAATCCTCGCCATTTTTCGACGGTAACGGTAACTACACGATTGGCACACCTTCGTACTTTACGGCTCCATACTACGGACTATTCTCGTTCGATATATGGTTGACCATAACCAACGATTCAGCAGAGGACATATGGTTTCGTCCGGTCATGTACGACATAAATACGAATGACCTTATTGCGGCACCCGCTGACTATTACTATACCGAAGCTGGTGAAACACGAAATTATCAGTATCAAGGATTCACACGCATATTGTTTCCGGGACAAGAGGTGGCAATCGGGTTTCAGCATCCGTTTAACTACGAGAGCATAACGGTTACTGTTAACTCAACTGCCGGTATCGACCAGAACAACGGCTCAGGGTGGAAGCTGTACGCATCGCAGCAACTTGCAGGGGGTACGGTGGACATGGCATCCAACGCACCGGACTACAAACAAATCGACTTCATCCGTGACCTGACCAAACTGTTTAACCTCGTGTTCGTTCCCGCAACGGACGACCCTACTAACCTGCTGATTGAACCGTTCAGTCAATGGGTGGCGACGGGTGACGAGTTAGACTGGACGGGCAAGGTTGACCTATCCAAAGACATCGTGCTCACTCCTACCACAGACCTACAAGCCCGTAACATGGAGTTCACCTATAAGTCAGACGGTGACGTTCTGAACAAGGCGGTTCAGGAAATTGGATTCAGGACGTACGGGCGTATGTTAATCGACAACGCTGAGAACGATTTCGCCACAGGACTAAACAAGATTGAACTGTTCGCATCACCTACCCCGTGCAATGCGGTGCAGGGTACTAACGTCATCATCCCCAAACTAATCGACGCTGCAGGAACGGGCGTGAAGGCAAACCCCCGCATCCTGTTTTGGGCAAAGGAAGACACATCGACAAACATCAAGTTCTTCGATGAGGATACGGACACTATCAATACGATTAACTACTACCCGTATTCGGGTCACTACGCCACACCCAACGCAACGGTGGACACGGACGACTTGAACTTCGGCCCTGAAACACCGTTTCACAACACCATAGCCACCCCGTACCGTACTGCGTTTAATCTGTACTGGCGGCTTTACATCGATTCGATTTATTCAGAGTACGCCCGAATCATGACGGCTTACTTTTACCTTGATTCATCCGACCTGCTCAACCTAAAGTTCAATGAATCCATCTACGTCAAAGACAGTTGGTGGCGGGTCAATAAGATTATGGACTATGGTGTTGGCGTTCGTGCTGTGACTAAGGTTGAACTAATTAAAATCCTCGACATCAACCTTGACCCGCTTTACATTCCCGACAATCCAAACGACGACGGCTCGATTGAGTTCGTCGATTGGGGTGGTGCGCTTAGTGCCGGTACCGAGGCAGCGTGTATCCAATTCGGGTACGAGTGGGACGGGACGAAATGTTGGTCGAAGAAACCAATTAGCGTGTACTATCCACAGGGCAGCACCAACAAGTCAGGGCAAGGCAACGCTGCCGGTGTTGACGGGGTGTTTCCAAGCGTCAAGCCATCAAGCGGCATTGCTCAGTACAGCATCATCGGGCAAGAACACAGCATCGTTGGCACATCATCGTTTGGAACCGTTCACGGATTCGGTCACACCACAGCCGACAAGATACAAGCGCATTCGTTTGGCAAACGTGTTCTTGCTAATTGGGCAGGGTTGCACGTTGGCGGTGGATGGTGGTACGAATGCGGACTGAGTGATGAGGTAGGTAGGGCGCAGTACGGTGTTATTATGATGATGGCAGAAGGCGACCTATCCAACCACCACGACGAAATTGAATTTTTTATCGAGGGGGTGAACGGTTCCCGGTTGGTACTGCCCGACGACACGGCATGGATTGTTGATATGGATATTATCTTCTTCGACATGAACCCGGCAACAATGAACCTTGTCGGGCAGCAATCGTTAAAGTACGTACTATGTTTAAGCAAGACAGGCGGTGTTGCGGCATCAACAGGTTCACCATCAACGACATTGATTAAAATAGGTAGCTATGGTAATGCGATTGATTTAGAGATAGACGTATCAACAGACACTACGCAACATCGATTATCATTACACGCACATACCAGTTCGGGAAACCCTACTTACCCCGTCAAAGCAACCGCATCGCTCAAATACACTATGGTTAAATCAAACTGCATAACCTCAAGCTAATGGATTTAAACAGTATGAAGTTGATACCCGCCATCACTAACCTTGTTCGGGAGATGGGCAACACGGACACGCCACCGGCAAAGTTCTTTTTCGGTCACTGCAAGATGAGCCGACGGGAACGTATCGCATGGAGGCTGTTCGTAACGGTGTACCTGTTCAGTATCGCTGCGGGTAGTGCCGTACTATTTGCTTACCTATTTAATCTTATTGGTACATGGCCGCAACAATAATTGAAATACAAGCACGTGGATTCGACGATGTTGGTACCCGTGTTGATTCACTCAAACACAGACTTGACAGCGTAAAGACATCCGCCCAGAAAGCGTCAACGGACGGCATTGAAAAGTTGACGGCCAACGGTGGTGCGATGGGTATCCTCAACGACCTGACCGGCGGTCTTGCCATGCAGTTTAAGGACGCATACGAATCTATTCAGCTTACCAACACCGGACTGAAAGGGATGAAGGCGGCACTATTGGCAACGGGTATCGGTGCGATTGTCGTGGCGATTGGATTGATAGCTGCTAATTGGGATGACATCGTTAAGTCGATGACGGCAGCGAGTAAGGAGGCGGAGTTACAGGCAAGTATTGCAAAGGACTTGTACGACATGAACATCGAGCAACTCGAAATCATCGAGGCATCGGAAGCGTCGTTGAGGTTGCAGGGTAAAACCGAAGCCGAAATTCTTGCATTAAAGAAAGCCGAAACGGAGGAGGCTATACTATCCCTTGAGGCTCACATAGCAGCACAAAAATTAATCAAAGACCAGCAGGTCAAAACAGCCGAACGGAACCAAGAAATTCTGAAAGGGCTATTGAAGTTTATCACTTTCCCGATTCAACTTATACTTGACCAAGTCGATAAGTTAGGTGCGATAATTGGCAAGGAGTGGGACTTTCAAAATCAATTTAATGAGGTAATCAGCAACCTTGTATTTGACCCGAAGAAGGTCGCACAGGAAGGTGAGGATACCATCAAAGAAATGGAAAAGACGCTCGTAGGTCTAAAGGGAAAGCGTGACAGTTACGAGTTAAGCATTCAGGCTATCGACAAAGCGGCACAGGACAAACGTGCCGCAGATGCATTGGCCGAAGCGAAGCGGTTGGAAGATATTGAAAAGAAAGCCGAAGCCGATAGACTTGCCCGGAAACAGGCGGCAAACGAGGCGTCGCTAAACGAAGAGAAGGCACGTATTGCACGTGAGCAAAGGGAGAGGCAGACCGAACTTGAAATAATGTTTTTGGAGGAGGAGGCATTAACACGTAAGGAAGAGCAAGAGGCAGAAAAAAGAAAGCAGAACGAGGAAAAATTAAGCACGGCAAAACGCAACCTAACCACAAGCACGTTTGCATTTCTTCAAACTATTGCAGAACTTTACGGCAAAGGAAACGAGAAACGAGCGAGGGATGCGTTCAGGATTAGTAAGGCTCTGAGTTTAGCCGAAGCCACAGCAAACACGTACTTAGCCATCACGGCAGTATTGACCGACAAAACATTGCCTGGCCCGACAAAGTTCATAGCGGCTGCAAGTGCCGGACTTATCGGTTTAGGTAACATCGCTAAAATCGCAGCGACACAATTCAATCCGGGTAGCAGCGGTGGCGGTGGAGGTGGAGCGGGTTCGATGCCGTCGTTTGGTGGAGGCGGGTCACCACAAGGACAAGCACCACAGGCGGCTCTGGACTTTTCGTTCCTGCAGAATCAGCAACCGATACAGACATACGTTATCGGCTCGGACGTGAAGACAGCCAACGAAGCACAGCAAAAAATTAAAGACCAATCAACTCTATAAACATGGAACTATTTGAATTAAAACTCGAAGACCTGCTTAAGCACGGTGTATTCAAAATAAGTTTAGTCGGCAGTCCCGCAATGGAGGCGGACTGGATTAAACTGTCTAAGCAGTTTACACTCGCCAAAGTGGACAGCGAGAAACGCATCATCGTTGGACCAGCCATGATTCCGAACAAGCGGATACTACGCATCGACAAGGATGGCACGGAATACGAAATCTTTTTTAGCCCCGAAACAATCGAGGCAGCAGCGCATAAATACCTGATTGACGCCAAGCAGCACGACGTAAACGTTGAACACGAAATCAACATCGGTGGCGTAACTACGGTTGAATCGTGGATAGTCGATAACCCCGATACGGATAAAGCCAAGTCGCTTGGATTCGATGTACCCAAAGGAACGTGGATGATAGCGATGAAGGTTCAGGATGAGCGGGTGTGGGAAGACTTAATCAAGTCGGGGTTGCTCAATGGGTTCAGCATCGAGGGCGTGTTTCAACCAACCGAACCTGAAGACGCTGAACTGACTGCGCTGTTAAGTGAGGTGCAGCAACTACTAAAAAAATTGTAGGTATTCCCTACGCTGCAACATCTCGTAGGTGAATTGGTACACCTTGTACCCGTTGGCTTGTGCGATGTTCAGTTTGTTCAGGTCGTTTTCGTAACCCTTCCCACCTCGGTTGTGTCTGCCTCCGTTCCATTGACCGCCATTGATTTCGATTAGTATTTTACAGTCAAGGCAATAGTCCGCTTTGAATCTGCGGGGCGTGTCCATTATCTTGTTGTATACCGCCTCCTTAATGAAGTCGTATTTGGTTGAGAGATACTGCTCAAATTCAAGGATTACCTTAGTCCGCTCGGAGGCTGTCATATTTGTATAGATTCTTTTGATTTCTCATCCTGAATATAAGCCATGTATTGAAGCAGTTCGACAAGGGGCGAACTTACCCAATACTCCATAAGTCGAGGGTCTTTCATCGACACTATCATGAGGGTATCGTACCATCCCCACTTGCTTCTAAAAGATTCATCAAGTCCTGTATCACTCCCTGACGCTTCAACTTTTTCCACTGGGCCACCGAAAACCTGCTCAAATTGTTCTCGGATTCGGTTGTTAAAGTCAAAAAAAAAGTGGACGCACCAGTAAACACGCTGTACGGTACGTTCTTAAACTCGTCCGCATACAGTTGATGTTTGGTGTTGTACTTCTCAATTTCGTACCGTTTGCCAACCTTAATCGTAATCGGACGGTACAATACCGCCATAGCCTTGTGAGCCGTTTCGGAAGGTGTAGCGCAGAACGTTTCAAGGTCGATGTATTCACCCGTGCTTATTGCGTTCATGTCCGGGATGAATCCGTACTCGATGCCGTCGATAGTGATAAACGGCTTGAACTGAACGGGGCTTTCTTCAAGTAGTTCGAGCAGGGTAGATGCAATCGCATCGCACTCGGTTAGGGTCAGTTCGTTAACGTCACCCCCGCAAAAGTTCTTAACAATCTGAATCGAGTTCATCGGCAGCAAATTGTACCGCATGACCTGTCCAAGCGTAATATCGTCGTGCGTGGTTGGTATCGAAATCTTAAAGCCCATAAAAATAATTTCATGCAAGTTAAAAAAAACGGGCGACTAAATACTCATATAGGTATAAACATTCAACAATGAGCAAACTAAATGAATTTATAACAGGGCTAAAAACCTTGTTAGCAGAACACACCCCCGCTCCGCCCCGTGAATATAAATTCATGAAGGATGGCGTAACGAAGGAAGGTGTTAAAGTATTCACTGAGGCCGAAGACTGGGCTGAAGGTGTCGAGGTGT